TTCCTTTGACATTTTTTATATCTCCTTCAATTGGTACGTTTGGATAATTCTTTTTTAAAACCTTTTGACAAAACTCATCAAACTCTACAAACTTAATTGTATCAAATATTCCTGTTGAGTGGAGGCCTAACGAGAAGCCTCCAATCCCAGAAAATAAATCTAAAACTTTTAATTTATTTTCCAATGTATTCTTTACGACTAGCGTCTCTCATTTTTAAGAATTTAAATTTTGCAATCTTTAACATTCTTTCAAATAAAGACTCTGCTTTAAATGTCTTTACAACATTCATTATCTTACCATTCACTATAAATGTAAGTGTGTTGTTAGCATGATCTAGTTCTATAGTGAACAATTCTTTAGCTTTAACTCTAGTGTCAACTCTTTTTAAATCGTTCTCTGTCATCATGACCATCTCCGTTTAATAATTTTTTTCTAAAACTTTCAACAGTTGTTTTATTTTTCTTAGCTTGATGCTCTACATAATCATTAAGAAGTTTTGAGACCATAGCTCCTGGAGCTCTAAACTTTGATTTGCAAAGTGATTTTAAAATTTTATAATCGGTAGCAGGAATTGCTACTGACTTCCATTTATTGATGTCCATTTATAACCTCCTTTAAATCATTCAAGGGACTCTCTTCTTTAACTTCCATATCAGATGTGAGTACTAAGGGTTCTATTGTTTCTGTAATACCTAAAGCATCTTTGAGTCTTTTATTTTCTTCTTTTAATTTATCTATATTCTCTTGAAGTAACTTTAAGCTGCTTACTAATTTACTAAATGCATTTTGCATTTTAAGTAATGAATTTAATTCTCCTTCTGGCTTTTGACCCAAGGGTAGTAAGTTATCTGTTGTCATTTTGTCTCCTATTGTTGGTTTGTTTTTATTATGCTATCTTAAATATATGGGATGTAATTAGAAGTCAATGAAAATAATTTTAGTAATATATATTTGTTCAGTTGTAGGTGGTAGTTGTGCAAACCCTATACAAATAGAACCTCCTTATAAAGACTCGTTTGATTGCCATGTTGATGGCTACAAAAAATCAGTAGACTTATTAGAAGAAATGGGTAGAGATGAAGTAAATAAGTATGAGATATATACAAAGTTTACTTGTGAAAAATTATTAGAAACCTAATGCTAATTAAATTTATATTGTTAACATCATTTTGCTTAACTTATCCAAATGGAGAAACAAAGTGTGGACAATACCTTAGAGATAACCTCACAGATGCTTCAGAATGCAGATCTATGGCTAAGGCTATAGGTACAGCTCAAAAACGTAAGATCGAAGGACTAGGGGGCTCTATGGCCTCTTATAGCATATTTTGTTATGCTATTGACAACCAGGGTATGGATATTGACCAAAGCTTCGAAATATCCTATAATATCTTATGACAGCTTATCGTATCAAAGCATACATGGGAGGTTTGCAAGTAAACCAAGTAGTTGAAGCAACCGATTGCAAAGAAGCGATATTGAAAGTGTCTGAACAAGTGGAGGACGGTAGTGCCGAAGTTATCAATGATGGCTTCACCGGTAATAAAAGAATCCACATAACATACGAGGAGATCGTAGATGTTAAGTAAAGAAAAATTGGAGTTGCTTAAAAAACTTCAACACAAAGAACATACTTGGTCAGCCAGTCTAATGACTAATGGTGGTTGTACTATTGACATGTTGTCAACTGAGAGTGAAATTAAATCTCTTAGAAATCAACTTAAGTATCAAGATGTTCAAGAAAATTTAGCTGCAGCAGGCTAAGTTTTATTAGGTTTTAAAAAACTAAACTTTTTCCCTAGGGATTCTTTCGGCTTAATAAACTCATAGTGGTTTATAATTTTTAATAGTCTTTCTCTTTTTACAGTGCAGTAAGGTAAAAATAATTTTGCTAAGTGTAATGCTTTTTGATGTGAGCATCTCCATCTCCACTGATCGACTTTACCTAGGGAGCCCTTACCTATTCCTTTGAAATGAATACTACCAACTCTAACAATATCATAAAAATTTTTAATACAATCTAAATCTGTCATTGCAACTTCCATTGCAACATTCCATTTTAAATATGTTTTACCGTTAGGCTTTTTACATTTGTATTGAGCATAATTAATGTTACCCTCACCATCAAACAATCCTGCTGCGTAAGCTATTAAGTCTTTGTTATCATGAGGAAAATTTCTACTTAGCATCACCCCAACTCTTTCCTAATCCAACATCAACTACTGAAGGTACTTTAAATTCTATTGAGTCTTCCATGATAGTTTTAATTTCTTTAGCATGAGCATCATCTGTTATGTTAAAACAAAGTTCATCATGTATCTGTAACATTGGTAAGTGACCTGCATTATAACAATCTAGCATTGCTTGTTTTGTTTGATCAGCTGAGGATCCTTGAATTAATCTATTTAATGCTTTGTATGTATAGGCTCTTTTAATATTATCTTTACCATATTTTGCTACTGCATTATCAAATGTTTCGGCCTGGTGTAATCCAAAGTCTCTTGTTTCCCATTTATCAAACCTACACTTCCTACCTTTTTTAGTTCTTATTACACCCTTCTCATCTGCTGCTAACTTACATCTGTCAGATAATTTTCTAATAAAAGGTACCTTCTTATTATATTTTGTAATTAATTCATCTGCTTCATCCTTAGTAACTCCTAATGATAATGCTAATTTATTCTTACCCATTCCATACATAATACCTAAGCCAATAGTCTTAGCTTGTGTTCTCTCAATACCTACAAGGTCTGCAACTGTTTGATGAAAGTCTGCACTATTATCTTTGTATGCTTCAACTAATTCTTGAGATCCTGCATAACCATTCTCTCCAATAGATGCTGCATAATGTACAGTCATCCGAGGTTCTTGTTGTGAATAATCAAATGAGCCCCATTGATGGCCTTCTTCAGGAATAAATAGAGATCTAATCTTGGGACCAAGATCTTTATTTCTAGCAGGTACTTGTTGTAAGTTTGGGTTACTCATTGAAAGTCTTCCAGATACTGTCCCTCCTAAATCAGATCTTAGTTGTTGTATCTCCCCATGAATTCTACCTTTGACTTGGTATCGAAGTATTGATGATAAGAAGGTACTATGAAACTTATTTACCTCTCTGGCTTGCACAATCAATTGCGCTAGTTTATGTTTATTATTTATTAACCAATTTTGTGTAAAGGAAGGCTCTTTTGTTTTTTCAGTTCGTGGATAGTCTAACTTCATTTTGTCAAAAGCTTTGGCAATCTGGCGTGATGCCCAAATGTCTACTTCTATTCCTGATTCTTTTTGTATGGCCTCCAGTATTCCTTTTTCTTGGATCAACATTTCTTTTTTTAGTTGTTCAGCTAATTCCACTTGGACTCTCACTCCTCGTTGACGCATTTTTATTAACACCGGAATTAGTTGTTGTTCTAGATCCCAAACTGTTTCTAGGCTTTGAGTTCTTATCTCTTGCTTAAATCTTTGCCATAACTTTAATGTCAACACTGCATCTTGCTCTGCATAATAACCAACATGTTCTGCAGGTAACTTCCACATCTCTGCTTTAGGATCTATGCCATGAGCTGCGGCAGCTTCTCTTAATTCTGTTTCTGCTTTTATTTCACCAAGGTAATCAACTGATAATGCATTCAATGAATAACTAAATCTATTCTCATCTATTAATGCTGCAGCTATCATTGTATCTACTATATGTCCGTTGACCGTGATCCCTGATGCTTCAAGCCATCCTACATCGTACTGAGCATTATGAAATACTTTAGTACAAGGTAAGCTACAAACTTTTTTCATGTATGCTTTAACTTGTTCAGGTATCATATTACCACCACCTAAATGACCAAACGGAAAGTATCCTTGCCAACCATCTACTGCTACTGCAAATCCTACAATCTCTCCTTTACCTAAAGCCCAACCAGCTCCAAGCTTTTCGTTTATACCATCGTCTCTAGTCTCAAGGTCAATTGCTATTTCAGTTGCAGAAGATAAATCCTTATACTCACTTGGTGTATTCCACATTGATTTTTTAAAAGTTAAAGTAAGTTGTAGTCCGTTCATTTTTTTTCTTCTTTCAAATGTTGTTTCTCTAGTTCACAGTAATGAATAATCTTATCTATATCTTCTATTGTTTTACCTTTGAATAAATATCTACATACATATTTAATAACATTTGCTTGAAAAGGATTGAGACCATTCTTTCTTATAAAAGTCCATGGTTGAATAATAAACGATTGGTAGTGAGATCCTCCAATTTGTTTTTCATCAGCATCTTTAGCTTCATCAAAAATTCCGTTATTTGTCATTTTTCTCCTGGACATAAATTAAATAGTCTGACCCAATTGGGTAGTTAAACTTATAGTCTGTTCTTAATAAATGTAAAGTTTTTCTTGCTCTTGTTGCACCGGTGTACCAAACCTTACGTTCATCACTTTTTTCTTGTTTGTTTTTATTTGCATAGTCAGATGGATAATTACCTTTACTATAAAGGACAACATGATTTGCTTCACCACCTTTAACACTATGTATTGTATCTATTGTTATTAATGGATCCTTATCTAATTCTTTTTGTCCATATCTTCTTAATAATCTTATAAAGTGTCTTACTTGTCTTGGTTTAAAATTTCTTCTCAATATCCAATACCAAGGTTTATTTTTTTGTGTGTCTTCTAATGCTAGACCACACCATTCTTTTAATGTTTGAAAATCATACTCTCTTAGGTCTGGTTCATTCCTCCAGAACTTATCTAACCTAAATGCAGGGTCTTCAAGTTCTCTTATATACTTAACCATATTACGTGCTGCTCTTTTATCTATCTTCTTATTATTACTTAGAGTTGTCCAAGCTTTGATAGCTTCCCATTGTTTCTGATCAAAACATTTAGTACCTTTGTTATCTTTGTAATATAATCCTGCGTCCTTAGCTAACATTCTAAGTTCATTTACAGTTTCATTAATACGGCCTAGGATATACCAATCTTCTTTTAATGCTTCAAAAGGTATTTCTTTAAATGATAAATAACTTTTAACAGAACCTTGTGCGTCTCCATGTTGGTATTCTTTCTCTTCACTATCTCTTATCCCTCTTCTAATCACTTGAGAAAACTTATGGATAGCTTCTCCAAATCTTTGAGTCTTTCTTAATTTTACTTTTCGACCTGGGAAAAACTTTGTAAAATATTTTGGATCTGCTCCATTCCATTTGTATATAGCCTGGTCATCATCTCCTGCTAAATATATTCTATCTACTTTGGGTGCCATCTTATATAACACTGACCATTGTAACGGTGTACAATCTTGTGCCTCATCTAATATTAAAACTTTAAGTGGTGGAAAGTCTACTTCTGTTATTGCTCTTTGAATCATATCATCGAAGTCTATAAAGGATCTCTCTCCTCCCCCTGTCTTGTAATGTTCGTAGGTATCAATCTTTCTTTTAAATACTGTAAGTGAATCTTTCTTATAACCTTCCATCTTGTAGGCTTCCTCTGGATCTATTAATAAATTTCTAGCTTTACTGTAAACTCCTAAAGACCAATCCTTATACATGAAGTTATCATCTGCTAATCTTTTATCTGAAGACTTAATTACTTTAGTTTGTAACGCAAAATCAATTGTACAATCTTTAGGATCAAATACTTCTTCTGGAAAGTATCTACGACAATAGGTATGTAATGTTTTAAACCTTGAAAAGTCTTCTGTAGAATAATTTGGAAAAGACTCCATGGCTCTTTTAACTGCAGTGTTAACGGCTTTGTTAGTAAATGATAAGTAAGCAATATCATTTGGCCTAATACCTTTTCTTAAATAACTTTTAAGTACCTTCTCAATCAGTGTGTATGTCTTACCTGTACCTGGAGGACCAAAGATCTTTACTGTCTTATGGTAAAGATCTTTAAGTATTTTAAGTTCTAAACTTTCCTGTGTGGAATTCGTCATCCATCTCCGATACAGTTTTAGTTGTTTCTTTTTTATCTGCTACTTTATAATCAACAAACTTAGGCATCATAACTGACCATACATTCTTAACACCTTCATGATAATCAAGTCTATCACAATTAAGAAGGTTCAATGCTTCACTAGCACTCTTAAATGTTTTATCACTACCTAAGAATTTTTCAAAAGTAATTTTTTTGAAATAACAAATGTTTGATGATGAGTCTAGTATAACATAATTATCTTTTAGTTTCTCAAAGTCATCTTCTTCAATATGAGACTCAAAGAATTTTTTAAGAAAGTTATATTTCTCTTCATCAAGGGTATCCTTAAATTTCATACTTGCATTCTCTACTGCTTTCCTAACTAAGGTAGCCATAAGCATTTCAAATGGAGATGGTCCCGACTTAGGCTTAGGTAATGTCATCCAATAGATACCATAACGTAATAGTTTAACTCTAAAAGATTTCTCATCCTTCATATCTTCTGGGTTAATTATTATTTTTTCATCTTGAAACTTAAATGTATATTCAATTGATTTAGTGGATCTAATAAACTCTACATCTTCAAAGTCATCAATCATATCTGGTACTTGTGAACCAATACCAAGCTTTCTTAACTTACATAGATCTTTATTACATAGTGGTGCAATTGCATTTGTTTTAGGTGGACACTTATAAGCATAATCTTTTTTAGATATAGACTTTGCAAGTGTCTCTACTTCTTTAGGATCTAATGGTGTTGTAAATATTTCATAGTTCCTTTTCTGTAAAATGTTTTGCATCTCATTTGCATTTAAGCTGCCATCGGCTTTCTTCATCTCAAGAACACCAACATTAAATAATAGTTCGTTACGGTGATTACCTTCCCATTTTTCTGAAATCATTTTCTGAACACAAGGAGGGTAATGTTTCCAATCACTCTCTGGCTCATACTCTTTTATTTTAATATTATTTAACTGCTCTAAAGTTACAGTCTTTTTAGTTATCATTTCTAAAAAATTATTTATCAGTACTGGAGTGTTGTTATCATTGTAAGCAAACTCAGTAGTTTGATCCATATTGAAGTAAGGCATGTTCAAACATTTATTCATTGGAAATACTTCTTCAGAATAGAAGAAAGTTTTATTCCAATCATTAAGAACTTTAAGAACTTCTTTTACAGGGTACCAATCATTTAAAAATAAAAATAAATGTAGGCCACCAGATTTAGATCTTACTGCTATTAATGGTAGTTGGTTCTCTCTAATAATATCTACAATTTTCTTTTCGGAAAATGTAGTGTAGTTACGAGGATCAATATCAATACATCCCCATTTACACACGTCACCGTTCTCAGGTTTAATCCCAATCCGTGTCTCTCCTTTTAAATGTTTCTTCCATAGTTCAAGGGTAACAGGTTCGTGGACC